AAGGTTGCCTCCAGATTCATGCCTACTTTGTTGGTTGCCTCGTCGTACTCCATTGCTGCAATCCGGATAATCCCGCGCCAGCCGCGCACATCGCCGGGCAGCCTGGCATTGGCCACATGCAAAATACCCGTGTTCCCCAGGGCGATATTGGCGAACGTTTCACCCACGTCCAGCGCATTGGCGCGAATTTTCAAGAACGGCTGCCGGCAATTCTCCAGTTCCACCTGGCAGCTCTGCAAGAGTGTGGTGTCCACCGTCACACCCGCAAATTGCACCACCTTGCTGCGCAGCCGGTAGTGATTGATCGATTCTTCGTCGATCACCGGCCCGGCCTGCAGGCGGCTGGCTTTGCTGCTCTGGCTGCCGATCCCGATGATGCTGTTCCAGATATCTCCATCCACGGTCAATTGTGTGATTTCGATATTCGCCTCGTCGCCGGTGCTCTGGAACAGGAAGTTGGTATCCACGCCCAGCCGGCGTTTGAAATCGAAAAACAGCACCAGGTGGTTGTTCAAATCGCGCGCCGGGCGAATTTGCATTTCCATCCCGGTCGCCGTGGCCAGCTCCTGCAGCTGCACCCAGATGGTACGCTGGTCAATCTCATAATCACGGTCCACCTCGTCCAGGTCGACTTCCCCGGGGCGAATGAGCAAGTCTTCCTGGGCGTTGGCCATTTCCAACAGTTGCAGGGCAATCTGCCCCGGCGAGCCGTGCAGCGTCATGGGTTCTTCCGGTGTGCGTTGCGCCAGCAGATATTCAGCCGGGTACAGCGTCACGCCCACCGGCAGCAGTGCATCCCAGGGCGGGTCAATCATCCCCGCCCATGCCGGCAGCCGGGCATGTTCAACCAACACCATCCGGCCGAAATCCAGCCAGTCTGCCAGGTCGCTCTCTGCCAGCGTGATCCTGGCTTCCCCGCCGTCATTGATCGCCCAGCCGCGCGTGCAGCTGGCGTGTACTTCGCCGGCGGATACGCCGTTCAAGTGATAACCAATAATTCGGCTCATCGCATCCTCGGATACCAGCTCAAGGCTATGTTCAGTGTGCCCATTTCTTCAGCTGTGATTTGCAGCGTGTTCGCGCCCCGTTTCAGGCTCAGCCACACCTCGCGGCTCTCGTCATCCAGCAGCAGGGCATTGTGAGCCGGCGTGCTGCCGTAGTGAGCGCGGTAATTCTCACCATCGATGGTGAAAGATTGGTTTAACCGCATGGGGTATGACACAATCAGGCTTTCGCCCGTGGTCAAGTTGGTGATGGTCAATGCCAGTGGGTAGTTATCGTTCTGCCCCAACAAACTTCCGGAAGGCAGTTTGGCGCTGGTGAACACCACCTCGGCCGTCAAAACCTCCAAGTATGCCGCAGCATCAGCCAGGGCTGTCAGGCTGCCCGTGATCACAAAACGCACGAAGCGTGGGGTGAGGGTGGTGGCTTTCTCTGCCTGATTGACCGGCGTCCAGGTGTTCAGATTGATGGGAGTCTGCTCGTTCCAGACCGAGACCCACTTCTTTCCATCGGCGCTCTTTTGCAACCCGGCGGTACTCATCCAGCGCACGGTATTGCGCATCTTTTGCGCTATGGCGCTCACCTCATCGAAGCCGCCCGCACTGCCCAGCAACCAGGCGACCGTCGCGCTCTCGTTCTGCCAGCGCCCGATTTTTTGCCAGCAGCGCATGGCCATGCCCAGCGCCGGGTCGCCCGTCTCGGCGTCCTTGCTGATCTGGTATGCCTCCGATAACTTGCCCGTGGTGGTCAGCACCGGCGTCCAGCTCCCCGGTCGGTTGGGGTTAGACGGATCATAGAAGCCGCTGTCTGCGTTGTACACCCACTTGCCATTGTCAGACAGCGACAGGTCGAACATCGGCTTTTCCAGGTCATAATCATCATCACCGATTGCCGGGTCTGTGGCGGCGCTGTTGCCCATCAGCACGTGGATCACATTCTGGATGTATTGGAAGGTGTCTCCCGCGCTGTGCGCCTGTGGGATGGTTCCCAGGGCTCCGCGGCTGGAAATGATGTTCACGCGGCCGCGCTTGGCGTCTGTTCCGCTGTATTGCAGCCATTCGCTGCCGTGATACAGGATCCCGCTGGCCGGTAGCGCCTTCAAAACGCTCTGGGTGTTTTTATCCACCACGAAGGATAATTCGCCGATGTCGCCGCTGCTGGCCACTGCAGTTTTAAGCTTCAGGCTGTATCCAGGGTTGATGTCTGTCACAAACCACACCCTGGTGTGATCGGTGTTCGCGTCCGCAATCCACCGCGGCACCTGCTGCCCTCCGATGGCAATCCGCAGGTCAAAACAATCTGCGCGTAGCTTTCCGGCTGCCACCAGCGCCGCGGTGTCCAGAATGATGCACCAGGCGCGGCGTCCATAATTGATTCCCGGCACGTTCACCAGCTGGTACAGATCCTGATACAACCAGCCGTTCACCGGGCTGTTGGTGGGGGTAATCTCCAGGCACAGGCGCGTGTTGCTGTGACCGCCCACGTTCACCGTTTTGGTTTGACCGCTGGCGGTTACCGTCCAGCTGTCCGTTTCCGGAGAAACGCTGCGCCACATGCTGTTGCCGCAATCCAGCAGCACCGTGAAACGCACCGGATCGCTCTGATCCTGGGTCAGTTCAGCCACCTGGCATTGAATCTGATAATCTTCACCGGCGAACGATTCCACCAGCAGTCCTTCCTTGCCGGGTGCCAGGGCTTCCTGGAAGGTCTGAATTAATGCAAAGCGATTCTCGTAGTTTCGCAACCGCACGTCCAGGGCGATGGTGCGCACTTCCAGCGTGTGTGTCCCGGCGCTTTTTGGATAGCCGCCCGGGATGCTCACAAAACTGTTGTTGCTGCTGGCCAGGTTGTGCATGCCCACCACTCTGCAGCGGTAGTTTGCATCGTTTAAACTGAAACCATCAAAAGAGACGACCTGGTACATTACCATCTCCTCGTTTTCATTGACTGGCCAATGCGGCTGCCGGTCTGCCCGCCGATGTTCACCTTGTCGTAAAAGGTGTAATACTCATTCAGCGCGCCGTAACCCGCCGCCCCGCCAGCCAGCGCCAGTGTGCGAAAACTGCCGTTGACCTGGTTGGTCATGGCAGAGGCGCTTTGTTGAATACCCTTTAGAAAACCTTCCACGGTTGAAGCACCGATGGGAATCATGACTTTTGAGGGCGAGTTGATATTCAATGCTTTTTTGACGCCGTCCACAATCCCCGTGAAGAACTTCTTCACATCCGCGGCAAATTTCTCTTTCATGCTTTGAATGCCCGACCACACCCCGTTGACCATCTGCTTGCCAATATCTTTGAACTCCCAGGCATGACTTTTGAATGCCTGGATGACGGCGGTAACAATCTGTGGAATGGCTGCAATCAGCACCGGGATGGCGCTGATCAAGCCCTGTTCCAGTCCGATGATCAACTGCAATCCGGCGTCGATCAGCAAGGGCAGGTTGGCTAGCAGGGTTTGTACGATCAGCAGGATGGCCTGTACGATTGCCGGCATCAGTTGCGGCAAAGCCTGGCTGATTCCGTTGGCCAGCGCCACCACCATTGTCAGCGCGGCTTGCACCAGCATGGGCAAATTTGCCACAATGGCATTGATCAGCGTCAACAGTAGTGGTACCGCAGCCTGCATCAACTGGGGAGCTGCCACAATCAGAAAATCCACCAGGGTGGTGATGATTTGCATGGCTGAGTCAATCAAAACCGGTAAATTTTGTGTCAAAGCACCGATCAGGCCCTGCATAATGCCCAGTCCGGCTTTCATCAGCGCAGGCGCCTGTTTGGATAATTCCTTGACCATCTCGCCTGCCAGTTGCGAGATACCTTCCCCCATCTTGCCAAAATCGCCGTTGGATTCCTTTACAATGCCGGCGAAACGTTTTAAATACCCGCCGCCCACACTGGCGACCTTGCTCAATGCCGGCAGGAACATGCTGCCAATCTGCATGCCGGTGCCTTTCAAACCACTTTTCAGCATGTCCAACTGGTCTTTGAAATCAGCGGCTGCATTGACGTCGTCTTCAGACAATACAGCGCCCACGTCGTGCGCTTCCTCACTCAGCCGCCTGAATTCATCCGCGCTGGTGCTGATCAGCGGATTGAGCTCCATCGCCGAGCGTCCGAAAATTTCCATCGCGGCAGCATCGCGTTCTGTATCGTTGGACATATTTCGTAACGCTTCCAGCACGTCGTAGAAGACGTCTTCGCTGTCTCGCAGGCTGCCGTCTGCGTTTTTGACTGAAACGCCCAGGGCATTGAAGGCATCTGGAGTATTCTTCATGCTGCGCACCATCTTGGCCAACGCCCCGCTCATGGTGTTCAGGTCGGTGCCAACCTGGTCGCCAATGTATGCCAGTTCCTGTAAACGCTCCACGCCGATCGAGGTTTTCTGGCTCATTTCCACGATCTGCTCGCCGGTGGCTGCGGTGTCGACCGCCAGTTTGCCAATCCCAGCGCCAAGAGCTCCCACTGCGGTGGCTGCGCCAATCAGCCCCACCATCGTGGCTTTGCCGATTAAAGCCCCAGCCGTGGCGATGGTCTTCGCGCCGTTTCCAAAGGCTATGGCTGCCTGTCCTACGCTCCCTTTTAGCCGTTCCCAGGCCAGCTTGGTGCCGTTGACCTCGCCTTCATTCTTGTTGAGCGCCTGGTTGGTCTGGTTGAGTTCGCCCTGCATTTTGTTCAAGCCGGCCTTGGCTGTGGCCAGCTGATCAGCCAATTTCTGTGTGGCTTTGGCGTCCGCACCTTTTTCAGCCACACTTTTACGATAAGCCTCTTCAAGAATGCGTACTTTTTCCGATTGGCTCTTGATTTGATCGGTCAGGTATTTTTGCTTTGCCTTCAGTTCATCCTGGGCGCTGCCAAACGCCCTGGCTGCCGAAGAGGCCACTTTAAACTCATTGACGTTCTCCTGCATCTTGCGTTTGACTTGATCCATGCTTTGCTTGAAGCCGGTTGCATCAAGGGTTATTTTTGATTTCAGTTCGCCAACATCGCCCACGATTACCTTCTCTTTCTACGTAAGGCCGCCATGCACAGCGCGTTGAATTTGCGCGGCGTACAGCGCCAGAACTCTGCCTCGCTCATGCCCAGGTCTAAACGAGCTGTCAAAATCAGGGACGCCCAGTCCAGCTCATCCGGGTCGTCCCAGCTCATTCCCCCGCGGGTGCATTCCCGGTGGTAGATTGATTAACTGCATTCATGATCCCATCAAGAATTTTCGCCATATTTCCCGGACTTAAGAGTTGCCCGACATCCTGTAAAGTCAATTCAGGCATATCCTGGTGCAAACCAACCCACAAAAAGAAACGGATTGTGGTGGCCGGTTTCCCTTTCAAATCCTGGGCTGAAGTCAGAGCATCCATTGCGGCTTCCATCGAGCCATATTGTTCTTCCATATCCGCCCAGGCGTTGAAGTCATACCGCATGGTGTAAGTCTTACCGTCCAGTTCAATGGTCGGGGTTTTCTCTCGTACATCGGCTACTTTAGGCATGCTTCCTCCAATAATGATTGATTGGGCAGGGTGTCATCCCTGCCCATAAATTCCGTTTGATGGTTGATTACGCCGACAAGAAACTGTTCAGCTTGGTTGCGGTAAACCATTCTGCCGCGGTGATGCTGATGTCGTGTGTATCCACGATTTTCTTGATTTTGCCGGTCTTTGGTTCCGGCAAAGCCGTGCCTTTCAGCTTGGCAGACTGGAACTGCGGCGAATCGGTGGATGTGGCATAGTCCTTGGCGTCTTCCACGAATTCCACCCACAGCAGCCAGTGGAAGCGGCTCCCGCCGCCTTTAAGCGATTCTTCCCAACCAAAAGCCACAGCCGGTGAGACATCCGTCTGGCTTTCGGTCAGTTCTTTGGTTGTCGCGTCGAAATCCATGCCCAACAAAGCAGCTTTATCCGCTGCACTCAAAGCAGCCTGCTCGATGGTGACTTCGCGCGGACCCTTGCTTGCGGCAGTGAAAGCCGGCGCATTATCCGCATACATTTTTTCCTGATTGTTACTTGGCGAATCGTTGATGCTCACGCCGTTGGAAATTCGCACCGGTGTGCCGTAAGTCAGCGTGTTTGCTTCGGCATCATACGTGATGGGCGCATAATAAAAATTGGTTAAACCTACGCCCGGGTAAGCTTTTCCCATTGTTTACTCCTCTTCTTCCTCATCGGAATAAAATTCAAATGTTTGTGTCTTGTTGACAATCCTGTGTTCGGCAATCAGGGTGTCGCCTCCACTGCCGATCAGCCTGCCGCCAATGGCTTTCATGGCGTCTGGGATGGCATTGCACAGCGTGATGAAGTCCTCCACCTGGTTGGTGGGCGTCGTGAAGGAAATTTCATACGTCTGACGGCTCCAGATGGTGAAGTTATCCGCTGCCCGGTTGCTGGCGTTGTCCACCTCGCGAACCACAATGCGGGGAAAGACCTCTTCATTGGGCGACATCCACAGGAAAATTTGCAACCCCAGCGTTGCATGGTTCACGATTCCTGCGATGGTGCTGTCTGCTTTCAGTTTGGCCAAAATTGCCAGTCGTTTATCCGCCAAGTCCCAACTCCTCTCTCAAAGTGCGTTCCATTTCGGCCATTGCTTCGCTTTCCGATTGCTGCAGTCCAAATTCCATGAACGGATTTGCCCGAAAACCAACACGGCTGTAGAACCGGCCAAATTCGCTGAACTTCATGTAGAAATATGGATCATTGGCTCCCGTTTCCCAGCCGACCGTGGCGCTGGCTTCAAACTCGGTCACCCGTGGCGTGCTGCGCTTCACATTTTCGGCGGCGTGTTTGCCGGTGCGCCAGCTCTGCCGGCCGCTGGGACCGCGCGTCTGTTTTGACCGCGGGGCAACCTTCCCGATTCCAGCCGCCACTACACCGCTGCCGGCTTCCAGGGTGCGCTTCAAGGCCTGCTTGCGCACCTTTTCATCCAGCTTGTCCGCCGCCTGGATAAACTCATCTAGATTCGGCGCTTCCAACTCAACGCTCATTCCTTCACCCACTCCACACAGTACACCTCGCGCAGACCGCGCTCGATGGCCAGCGGCACATTGCTCTGGATATTCCAGGTTTTACCGTTCCACACAATGCGGTAACCGGTGGGTGTGATTGCTCTGGCGGTTGTCGTGTCGCGGATCCAGAACTTGGCCTGCCCGATGTCGGTATAGGCTCCGGCCTCCATCAGCTTGGTGCCGCGCATTTCTTCGGCTTGCGCCCACAGCGTGGCATACAGGGTCGTCCAGACTTCAATGGTCACATCGCCCACACTTGAGAGCGTGCGCGCATAAACCTGGATACGGTCCCTCATCCTGCCGGGGTTGTAAGCCATCAGAACCACACCGTCCGTTCAGATCTGAAACGCAGTTGTAAATGCATGGGCACCTCGCCGCTCAGCCGTTCCTCAAACCAGAAAGCCGCCAGCTGCATAATGTCGTTGCGCACCCGTTCGGGCACGTCGCTGGCTGCATCGCCATATCCGGCTGTAAACCGCACCCGCACCGCGCCCGACTCCAACAGCATTGCGCCGGGCAGGGTCTTAAACAGGATCACACCTGGGTCGCTGGCAGTATCCACCTGGTAATCCGTCCAGGTGTGCTCCACGCCGTCGCGGTCTATGTATTTCACCGAAATCACGTCCTGCAGCGGGGGGCGCAGCACCTGCATGCGGTAATCCTCCGGGAAGCAATCCACCACCTGTTCCAACGTCTGGGTGATGCAAGCCCGCCGGGCAATTCGCTCCCATTCCTCACGCGCAGCCTGGATCAGCGAGGCAATCAGGGGGTCATCCTGTTCACCGTCCACGCGCAAAAAAGCGCGCACCGTTTCCACAGAAACGGGCTCAACAGCCGGTGCAGTGATCACGCGGATGGTCGGCATGGGCGTTATTTCTCAGGTGCGTCTTCTGCCGTGGCCGCGTCAGCTTTGTCCACGGCTTTTTCCGGCTTTTCTTTGCTGGCGGCAGCCGGTTTTTCTTTGCGCGCCACTTCTTTCCAGCCCAGCGCTGCATGCGCCTCAACAGTTAATGGGTTCACAGCGATTGCCTCGCCGTCTTTTTCCATCCATACCAGGTTACTGTTACTTGCCATTTTTCACCTCGTTATATCAATCGTTCATGTTGGGGCACGGGTAAATTGCCCGTGCCCTTAATTTCTTATCCAAGCAGGATGGCGATATGCTCGCTTTTGACGGCTTTCACGCCCCACGCCAGACCCACCTCGTACGCCACGCGGCGGCGCTGGCGATACATGGCAATCTGGAAGGAGATACCGCTCAACGGGTCAGTTACCACCATCACATCATCGGCAGCATCACCGCCCTGGGGCATCAAGGGCACGCGCGCCAGCAAATGAATGGCGCTGCGGGCAAATGCCAGGTTCGCCGCATAGCTGTCGCCGATGGTCAGCGTACCGCCGTCTGCCACTGCCGCACGCAAACCGGGCTTATTGAGGGTGATGGTGCCAGCAGCTGCTACACCGGTTTTCACCACATATTTATTGGTGTTAGTGCCGAAGGTGACCACATCGCCGGATAGCACCGTGCCACTGCCGGTTTTCAGCACCACATCGGTGATTCCCGCCGCGTGTGCGCCGTCCGCCACATAGCTGCCACCGCCACCCTTGGTGTGGCTCTTGATCTGCGCCGATTCGCGGATCTTGAAGCCGTGGATGTCGAGCAAAATGCCCTGGCGCAGCAGCGCGTCATTTCCGGCTTCATTGGCTTTGGTCAACTGCGCCAATGTGCGCAGTGCCGCGCCAGCCGTGCTGTTAATCACCATCTGCAAATCGCCCATAGGCGCGCCGTTGTCCGCCAGAATTTTGCGTAAATTCGCCGGGTCAATCAACGAACTGGCAAACGGAGTGGTTCCGGCGGCGCCGTAAGCCCGCGAGGCGTAGGTATACAATCCCGCCAGGTCGGCTTCCACTTCATTCACCAGCGTGCGCATCGCCTGTGCAAACTGATCGCGCAAAATCACGTCATACATGCTGCCCAGGCCTTTTTGCTCTTCGCCTGTCCAGTAGAATGTCACCCCGCGGCTTTTGCTGATGGTCATGGTGTCGCTGCCGGTCGTGGTGTCTGCAGGGTCGGGACCGGTGGCGGCAGCGGCAATGTCAGCCGCGCTGGAAGATGCAACCACCGGGTAACGGATCGTCTGATCCTTGGCTACCTGCTCGGCGCTGGCATCCAGGGTAACTGCCGGGATCATGCCCACCAGCTCCCGGCTTACGATATCCACCGCTTTGTAGATGGTGGCGATTAAATTGGTAAGAGTATTTGCCATAATTGATGTCCTCGTTTCCTTGGGGATTCTTCACCGATTACTCGGCGATTTTCCCGCCCTTTTTGGCGTAATCCATGCGCTCCTGGGCGCTCATGGCTTCAAACGCGGCGCGGGTTATCTCAGCCTTGCTGCCGTCCGGTTTTTCAGCTTCGCTGCGCTCAGACAGGCTTTGCTCGGCTTCCGTCAGGCGTGCGCGCTCATCCTGAATGCGCGTGATCTGAACATCCAGGGCAGCTACCTTGCCCTTGTTTTCGCCTTCGCCCAGGATTTCGGCAAACTCGGCGCGTTCGGCGTCAGTCAGATCGCGCTGTTCCTGGTCGGCCAGGCTCACGATTTCGCGCGCCCGGGCGATCAATTCAGCCCGTTGTTTCTTCAATTCGCGTAAATTTTCGGTCATGAAATGCTCTCCTTCGATTAGATTTTTTTCGTCAATCTGAACGCGGCGCATCAGCACAGCCAGGCGCGCCTGCGCCTGTTGGGTGCCTTGCTCTGCCGCTTCGGGCGCCTGCCCTGGCATCAGATTCGCATCCGTCTCGACTGTTTCCACGGCTGCCTGGCTGTCCGCCGGGCTGCCGGTGACTTCTTGTTTCAGCTGCTGCAGTTCCTGCAGCGCCGCTTCTTCCAGCTCTTGCAGCGCCGCTACGATTCCCGTACCTTCCACGGCTGGCACATTCACCGCGCTGGTTTCTTTGCCCACCGGGTTGATGAAGATCAGGTTACAGGTCTGTTCGCCATTGGCAGTCTGGTACCTGCGTCCAGCCAGGTGACTGCATGTCGATCCAAAATAGGAGGAATTGCAGATCGAGCAAACGCAGTCGTCATAAAACCAGCCAATGGAAAAGCGGTCGATCTTGCCCTCCAGATAATCCATCATGCCGCGCCGGGTGGTCAATCGGATATCCTGCACAAACACACCGTTGTTGAAGCTGCAGGCGAGAATCGTCCCATCCCGGGCGTCGATGTCTGACACATCGTGATTGCGCAGGAAAGGCCTGCCGGCAAACGATGCCGCAAACCCCGGCAAATCTTCATCTTTGAACAGGTACGGGTTGCGTATCCTGCCGGTGCCGAACACCTGCGCCGTGAAATCCAGATGTTCCAGCTCGCCGCTCTCGATTTTGGGCAGCAGTTCAGCCCGCGAGGGCAAATTCAGGGTGTCCACCACCGGCAGAGAGTACAGCGCCGGGAACAGGCTCTTGGTTTTTTCAGGCATAATCATCCTCCAGATAGAAATTTTCCAGTTCAAGGTTTAACTTTCCGGGCAGCGATTCTGGCCATTCATCGATCTCGCTTTCCAGTTCGGCTGCCTGTAATTGCCCTACTTGCGCTTTACGCTCTGCGCTGTAGGCTGCCACGTACTCTCCCAGCCATCCATCTGCACTGCCGCACAGATTCTTCTGCGCCTGTAGAATTGGTTGAAAAATGCGGATCATAAACTCCGGGTGATCCACTTCATAAAACTGGCTCAGCCACTGCTGAAAGGCTTCAGGCTGCCCCTTGGCCAGAAAGCGCCGTGCAGCGCCGCGCACATCGTTTGTTTCGCGTTTCACCGCTCGCTGCACCGCGTCATGCCACAGGGGCGCTAACACATTGCGGCGGGCTGGTTGTTGTGGTTGCTCCGTTCCCGTGTTGCGTGGGGATGAGGTCATGTTCAACGGGGTGAGGTAGATATCGCCGCCCTCGTAAGGATTCATGTTCTCCCGTTCGCGCACTTCGTTGGGGCTCATGATGCCGTTGGTGATTGCCTGGGCATACGCGCCATAGCGTGTCACCAGGTCGCCGCGCAACAGGTCATCAAACAGGTGTTCCCAATAGCGATTCTTGCGCTCTTCCGGTAATAAAACCTGCTGCTTGAGCGATTGCTCGATGCGCCGCGTCCACGGGCGCAGGTTGTGGTTTACATAACCCTGTTCCTGGCTGTCGATGCCTGTGCCCCAGCTGGTCGACTTTTCCACGTCGCCGATCATGTGCGGCGGCACCCGGAAGATGCGTGCAATCTCGGTCACCTGGAATTTGCGAGTTTCTAAAAACTGTGCGTCTTCAGGTGGCAGCCCGATGGTTTTTAAATCCATGCCTTCTTCCAGAATGTCCGCATTGTGGGCTTTATCCGCCCCCTGGTGATTTTCATTCCACGATTTCTTAATGCGGTCGTATGCTTCATCCGACAGGGTTGAAGGGTGCGTCAGCACCACGCCCGGGCGGGCGTCGTTGGCGAAGAACTTCGAGCCGTATTTCTCGGTCGCCATAGCCAGCCCAATGGCGTTCCTGGCCAGAGCAATGCGGCTGTACCCGATCAGGCCGTCAAAGCCAAAGGCGGGGATGTGTAAAATTTCATCCCGAAAGAAGACCCGCTGCTTTCCCTCTGTGGAAATGTAGTCGTAGATCTTCTCACCTTTGACGCGCTTCACCGTCATACGGTCCGGGCGCAGCGGCCACATTTCTTCCACGTCCCCGGCTCCGTTGATAATTAATTGCGCATAGAAGTTGCCCCAACCCAGCAGGTGAGCCACCATCAGCTCCCGGAAGATCATACTGGTGTGTTCCGGGTTGGGCGCGTCGTGTAGTAGGCTGTAATACCGGTTGTCATAGTCCCTGGTCTTGATCCGCCCATCCCGGCGGTACAAGATCAGGGGCAGGGAGGAGATATCTTCAGCCAGGATGGTGAAAGCCGCCATCACCGCGGTGACCGACAGCGCCACTTCCGGGGTGATCATCTCATTGGCATAACTGGTTTCGCGCATGCTGCCGCGGCGGCCATAGCTTTCTCGATCCACCGGTTTGCTGGGCGTCCGGGCTGAATTTGTCGCCTGAATATCCGAATGTTTGATCAGCATGGATTACCTTCTTAGGAAAAGCAGAAGATATGAATTGATTAGGCTGACCAGCGTGATGAAAGTCCCCGCCGCGATCAGCGCAATGGCGAAGGAATAATGAAGGGTTATACCGATAAACACCATTACCAACCCGGCATAATAGAACAAAATCAAATCAGTATTGCTGCTTTTGATTCGTTCCTGCTTTTCGTTCTCAGGTTTCTGCTCGCTCATCGGGTCGTCTTTCTCCCTTCCACCACTCGGGCATCATGCGCTGATAATATGGTGTTCATCCGTACCATCTCGGCTGTCAGGCATTTCAATTCACTGATGGTTGCGCTTCTTTGTTCTTCAAGGAATGCACGCCACTGTTCATCACGCATTTTCAACTCAGTCATGAAGATGGAAATAATCTTCAAGGTGAACCACACAAAAATTCCAACTAACGGGATTTGAGCTAATAATCCCCACAACGTAGTTTCATTTCCCATAGGTTTTGCCTGAGAGTGATGGGTCTGTCATGCCGATTTTCCTCCTGGTGGGATTAAACGAAAAACCCGACGCCAATTGGCGTCGGGTGCATCATTTCCGATCAGTTGCCCCGGTCTACACCAGGGCTGCTCTTTTGTTGACTTTATTATAGTCTCACCCACCTAGTTGTCAAGCGCATACTCACCGGTGCCATGCAGGCGATCCTTGATATCTTCCAGGGTCTTCAAAATATCAACCAGGTCGCCAACCTGTGCCCAATTATGCCCGCCAGTCACGCTCGCGTTGCGGTCGTGCTTTTCCAAGCCTGCTTCAATCTGCTTTAAGGTCTTCTGGATTTTTCCCTGTTTTTCTTCATATTCTTTAAGTGCGGTTGTGTTTTTCATGGTTCAATCTCCTTTGTTGTTGACACCATTAGTGCGCGGGTTTCAAAGGAAGTCAAGCCCCAAGCTAAATATTTCCTAGAAATCAAAACATCCTGAAGTATTTCGACTCAGGATGTTTTGATTATATTATGATACATTTTTACGGTCGTGCAATACTATCGCAAAGACCCTTAAAATTTGTTACTTTTGCGCAAGGTATAGGCCAATCTGGGTCAGGTGATTGATTCATTGCCAGTCTTGTTTGATATGTTGTATTGGTTAAAGCAGGCCCAGAACCTTCTGTGTCTTTGAATATATAACAATTATCAGTTGCTGTTATTTTATAGCTCCAACTTTTTCCCGGACGACTTACAAGTAAATAAATTTTGTTTCCACTTAAATTATCAGCGCATACTTTTACATTAAGTGAATCATAATTGTTCTCAAAATAAATCGAAGACCGCCCATTGATAAATGTTGTAGATAAAGTTGGTTCAGGAATAGTAGGAGTAGGTATTATTGGAGTTGATGACGGAATAACTAATGTTAGAGTAGGTGAAGGTTCAACCAATTCTGGAGTGGGTGAAAAACCAGGTGTTGGAGTGGGTGTGTAAGTATCAATTGGATTCATTGAAGGATCAATTATTTCTGGTGTCGAAGAAGACGTGGGTGCTGTTGTTGAGGATGGTGATGTTGTTGGAGTTTCTGTACCTTGTGTAGGTTGGGCTTTTGTTGGTTGTTTGGGGGTTGAAGTTATCACCTTAACACAATTAGAAGATTTTAGTTTATCGCCGACCTTTAATTCTCTTGATGGCATTTCAACAAAATACATGGGATACTCATTATTTGTTGCAGTAGTATAGGCATTTTTATATTTGCTGACTGATACATGTAAATGGTAGACTCCATTTCCTGTATTTCCTGAAACTGCAATTTTTTGCCCCTGTTTTACTTTATCTCCTTTTTTTACCGAATAGCTGGCAAGATGCAAATAGGCTGAATAATATCCATCTTTATGGTCAATCAAGACAAAATTTCCACCGCTTTTATCGTAACCGGTTCTTGCGACAGTCCCCGATTTCATTGCCAAAACATTAACTTTCTTTACAGAGAAATCTACGGCATGACGTTCATAGCTTTTTGTGTCATTACGATCATGCGTTTTAGAATCACCGCTAACATTAACAGATTTATCACAATCAAAAGGAAGAGCTAATCCTTTATATGGTGAACGACTTTGTATTGTAGATGCTCGTACAGTAGAAATTGGAACGATTATTATTATTATTATCGCTAAGAAAAACAAAAGAAGTGAACTGATTAGATTTCGTGGTTTTTGCTTTTGATCTCGAAACATAACATTCCCTCCCTATTTTTTATTTTCTGCCTTTTTTATTACAAATTACCCCACATATATGATGTTATTTTTATTTTAGCATAATTTTTTTTTAGACAAAAAGATTCTTTATTTTGTTGAAAATTGATAGTTTTTCAAAAAAATATGTTGCTTTTTGCATCGGAATGATAGAAGTCTCTTTATTTTTTATAATCCTAATTATTGTGATTTAGAATCAAAAGGTATAGTTCTTTCAATATTGGAAAGTTACAACGTCCTGATTCCGCGCTCCTCATAAACGCTCTTCTTGTTGGGGTGCCGCAGTGCCAGGTCGAGCGCCATGATAAGCGCCACAATGCCATCAATCTTCTCTTTGGATTTTTCCTTATCCGGCTTGATGTTCCCTGCCGGGTCGGTGCGCGCCACAAGGTTGTCAGCCATCCAGGTCAGCACCGGGTTGTTGCCGTGCCGGATTTTCCCCGCCAGAATTAAGCGCTCCAGCTCCTTCATGGGCGGCGACATGGAGGCAAAACCCTGCCCGAACTGCACCATTGTCATGCCCTTGTTTTCCAGCACCTGCACCACGCGCGCCGCGCCCCAGCGGTCAAAGGCAACCTGGTCAATGTCGAAATCATCCGCATCTTTCTCCACCTGGTCAAAAATCCAATCGTAGTCAATTACATTCCCCGGTGTGGATTCGATGTATTCCTCTCGCGTCCACACGTCGTAATGCGTACCTTCCTGGGTGCGCGCTTCAATGGCGTCTTCCGGCAGCCAGAAGCGGCTCACCACATCGAAGCAACCTTCTTCATCCGGGAAAACAAGCACCAGGGCGGTAATATCCGAAGTGCTGGAAAGATCCAAACCCGCATAACATTTCTTGCCCTTGAGCCTTTCAGGCAAATGCAGCGCGTCAATCTCGCCGGCGCACTTGCCCCAGGCATCCATATTCATCCATTTGGTGACGCCGTGTACCCACACATTTAACTCGCGCCGTAAGAAGTTGGTTTGCGCTGCCGGCATTTGCGCCGCGCGCCTGGCTTTCATGCGCATGTCATCCCATTTTTTGGAAACGCCCAGGTTCGGGTTGGCTTTTATCCAGCACGATTCATCCCGCCAGTCGTCTCCTTCATCGATGGTGTAGATGATTCCAAACCACGAATCATCCACAAAGCTGCCATCCTTCCAGCCTTGCAGCACCTTGCAGGTGTACTCATGCTTTTCATAACAGATGCTTTGCCGATCCATGCCTGCCGTGGTGATGATCACAATCAACGGTGATCGTCGGGATCCCGTGGCGGTTTCCAGCAAATCGAGCGTCTCGCGGGTTTTGTGGGCGTGCAGCTCGTCAACAATCGCTCCGTGCACGTTCAAGCCGTCCAGCGTGTCCGAGTCTGCCCCCAACGGTTCATACTTACTGGAGGTGGCTTCCATGTGCAGATTGTCTTTGTATATCCGGATGTGTTTTTTCAATCCCGAATTCTTCTTCACCATGCGGATGGCTTCGGTGTGTACGATTCGCGCCTGGTCACGCTTGGTAGCGGCTGAATAAACCTCGGCTCCCTGCTCGCCATCGGCAAACGCCAGGAATAAACCGGTTGTAGCACCCCGCGTGCTTTTACCGTTCTTGCGCGCCACCTCTTCATACTGCGTACGAAAGCGCCGCGTGCCGTCTGCCCGCATCCAACCGAATACATTCCAATCGATAAACTGCTGCCACGGTTCCAACTGAATAAAGCTGTTTGCCCATTCGCCCTTGGAGTGTTTCAATAGAGAAGTAAACCGGATTTTTCGCTCTGCAGCTTCCCGATCAAAATACAATCCCCGCTCATGTCCGTGTTCCAGGTCGTGAAAATAACGCTCGCATGCCAGCCGTACCCAGCGGCAGGCTGTGATTCTCCCCTCGATTACATCAAGCGCATATTGCTCGGCAGGGTGCAGAACCTGCTTTTTTGCTCGTGCCATTTCATCTGGCTACTTTCACTTTCGTATTACCGAACAACATCTTTTCCAGCTCTTCAGCTTCGGTTGGCGCTTCGCTCTTCAATCTTGAACGACTGCTGGGGGTCATGCCGAACTCTGCCGCAAACTTCACCATCTGATCCATCGACCGTTTGGATATGGAAAGGTAAGGGTTCTGCACCTTGTTACCAAAGGTGGTCTCGATCACAGCGCCTTCTTCCTGCAGGTGCTGTTCAGCATCCACCCAGTGACTGTACGCCACGCAATAGCTGGCCAGCACTGCCCGATCGACCCTGGTCAGCACGCCCATCCCCTGCAGTTCCTTCACCACGCGATTCCACTCAATGGCGGCCGCCCCGTGTAAATGCGCCGGTCGGCTGGGCAGGCCTTCCCTGGGCTGCGGCTCCTTGTGATTCAAAGCTCGTTTGCCCGGGTTGCCTTCCAGCTCTTTGATTGCCGTGGGTTTGGGCTTTCTCCCTCGCATTATTCCTCCACAATAGGTGTCAAACCAGTGGCGACAGACCACCGCTCCAGTCCAACTGCCACATAGCGCGGATCGTTTTCCATTGCCCTGCAGATTCTTCCCAACCTTTCGCATGCCATCAGAGTGGTGCCGCTGCCTGAAAATAAATCCAGCACAATGGCATTTGCTTTGCTGGAGTTGGTGATTGACCGCTCCACCAGCTCGAGCGGTTTCATGGTGGGGTGTTCTTCCGACTTCTTGGGGCGGTCGATAAACCAGGTGTCCGACTGCTTGCGGTCCACCACTTCTTGCAGGCGGGCTGCATCCCCGCGCCATCCATACCACAGCGGTTCATACTGCGTGTGGTAGTCCTTTCGTGAAAGCACCAACTGGTCTTTCACCCACACGATGGTGCTTGACCAGTGAAAACCCTTCTCGCGCAGGGTCTGGTCAATTAGCGGCCATTCCTGTGCACCCATGACCAGGTAAACAATGGCGCCTGGTAGAGAAAATTCCCATAGTTGTTTCACGAAATTTCTCGCGAATTCTTGGAATTTTTCACCCAGGTTGTCATTGTTGATGGTTCGCACCTTGTACCCCTGGGAGTTTTCAGGAGAGATTCCACCGCCATAATTTACATTCCAGGGTGGGTCAGTCCAAATCATGGCTGCCCGCTCACTGCCCATCAAACGATTCACATCCTCGTTTGAGGTGGAATCACCGCACAACAAACGATGCTTTCCCAACAGCCACACCTGCCCGGGCTGCACCTGCCATTTTTCCTGCAGCTCGTCGGCTCGCTCCGGCTCTGCCCCGGGGTCTTCCACTTTCGGCTGGGGTGTCGATGTGATTCCTACCAGGTCGTCCAGTTCGGCTGCCTCAAAACCGGTGTACAGGTCACCCACAGATCCAGCCAGGTCGCGCAGCACATCTTCATCCCACCGGCTGAACTCTGCCACCCGATTGTCTGCGATTCCGAATGCCGCAGCCGTGGCCGGGTCATCGTCCACAAACAAAACAGCGATGTGGGACCAACCCAAGGAGACGGCTGCCCGGTAGGTGCCATTACCGGCTTCTATTTTGCCATTCTGCAGCCGGTTGGCCACTATGGGTTTACGCTGACCATACTGGCGCAAGCTGGCAGCGATACGATTCACGTCATGCCCTACCCGGGCATTGGCGGGATCCTCGTGCAGCTGGTCAATCGGAACTGCCAGCACTCTCAATCCTTCTGCGATGAATGAAAGGTCGCTCATGGCTACGGCTCCGTTTCTGTGGAAACAATTTTCACCGGGGTGCCGCCGGTCATGGTTGCCCATCGTTCCAGGGTGACTGCCACATAACCGGGATCCAGCTCCACCATCAAGCACTTGCGCGCGAGCATTTCACAGGCAATCAAAGTTGTGCCGCTTCCGCCGAATGGTTCAAACACCGGCTCGCCACGACGGGAATACAGCAGCAAATGCCGCATGGGTAATTCCAGGGGGAAGGCAGCTACATGATGATTGGCGCTGGCTGTGCCCTTGATGTCATCCCAGTAAGAACGCAATGCCCACTTTTGCCCGGTGCGCTCTTGTCCGCGATTCTCGCCGTCTCGGTTGTAGAAGGTTTCCAGCACCTGCACATCCTGTTCATCGAAACTGTCATAGGGCAATGGGATGCCATTGTCATTTTCAAATGAGCCGATGAACTCACAATGTTGATCAATCAAGTCGGTCTTTGCCGCGGTGGACTGCAGTTGACCTTCCTTCAACCAGTGCCGCACGTGCCGTAGATTCCAACCCAGTTTGAAGAACTCATTTGCCCATTTATCAATCAACAAAAGAACCTGGCGCTTCTTGCGTTTATCAAATGAGGTTGTGAACCCCGTGCCCGTATTAATTACAATCCGGCTTTCATCGGTGCGTGTCATTTGATGGATGGTCAGGGCGATGGATTGAATGAATGCTTCAATCTCTTCGATGGATTTTTGGGTTTCGTAATCTTTCCCAACCCAGTAAGGCGGTGAAGTGAAAGTAAGAGCTGCCAGCCCCTGCATACCCAGGGCGTCCTTGACTGCTATCTGGTTTGTACTGTCTCCACAATAAATCAGGTGGTCGCCCAGCTGCCACACATCCCCAGGCTGCACATCCCACTTGGCTCGTAGCTCATCTGCCTGGTCAAGTTGTGCCCCTGGGTCTACCAGCAATTGATCCGCGCGTTCCCCAATCAAATCGCGCAGCTCTTTTTCTGTGAAACCGGTAAACAAATCCTCCAGACTCCCGGTCAAATCTGCCAGGGCGTCCGGGTCCCACTTGCTCAACTCTCCGACACGATTGTCCGCTATGCCAAATGCAGCCGCGGTCATTGGGTCGTCTTCAACAAACACACAGGCGATGTGAGTCCATTTCAACCGCTTGGCTGCCTGGTAGGTGCCATTGCCAGCCTCAATCTTGTTGCCCTGGGCACGATTCACGACCAGCGGCTTGCGTTGACCATAAGCCTTCAGGCTTGCTGCAATCCGATCCACCGCATGATCCACACGTGCATTTGCCGGGTCTTCATGCAACTCCTCAATTGGAACTGCCAGGGACCGTAAACTTTCAGCTATGTAAGAAAGGTCTGCTTTGTTTGTTTCCAACTTTTACGATTCCTCCAAATAACATCTGCTCGAGTTCGCTATCAACATCCGGGACTTCCGCTTTGACTCTCGACCGGCTGGATGGCGTCATGCCAAACTCGGTAGCGATTTTGTTCATCTGTTCCAGCGATCGATTTGCAATCGAGAGATACGGATTCTGGATAATATTCCCGTTGACGGTCTTAATAACCTCGCCTTTCTCGCGCACAATCTTTTCAGCTTTTTCCCAGCGCGCAAACAGCACACAGTAGGCCGCCAGCGAATCAATGTCGATGGAAGTCAACAAACCCAGCGGATACAGCTCCTTCACCAGGGTTCGCCATTTTTTGCGCTCTACCTCCGACAAATGCGCCGGCGGCCGCGGCATCACTTTCTTTGGCGTCGGCTCCGAATGATTGAAAGCACGATGACCTGGATTGCCTGCCAGCTTTTTCAGCGCGGTTGGAGTTGGTTTTCGCCCTCGCATTTCTGACCACCCCCCTGCCTAATTTCGCGGGTGTGAACGCAAGACTACCCCGGCCGGTCTACCGCCCCTTAGGTTGAAGTTTTTTACCCCCCCTCCCCGCATGCGACCAGCCACCGCCGTCCTGTTCATTTGTTTTTTTGTTGTGACACCGGGTGCATAAGGATTGAAGGTTCTTTTCGTCATTCGTTCCACCTTTTCGTAAGGGTTTGATGTGATCAACCAGGCTTGCCATGACGAGCTGTCCTGGATGCAATGAGTAAGGATCAACGCAATACGGATGCTCAGCCAGGTGCTGCTTGCGGATCCTTTGCCACTCAACATCGTAGCCGCGTGCTGCTGCGCTGGGTCGCCTGTCAACAGGGCGGGGGAGCCGGTGCTGTTCACACCGACTCCCATCGTATACAAGGTTCGGACACCCTGGCACAGCGCAAGGGCGAGGCGGTCGTTTAGGCATTCAGCTGAGAGTGCGAGAATGCAGTGATCTTCAGCACGCGTACAAAGAAATCATGGGCAGCCTTGGAATCAACAATCTGGATGATGTATCCAAAGACCAGCGCACCGAACTTGGCGACCTCGATAATGGCGGCGTCCACAGCAGTGATGTTCACCTGGGGCATGAACTTCATCACGAAAGCCACGGTGACCAGGGAGAGCAGATTCAAACCAGCCGACCACTTGCCGGCATTGCCGTCAGTGACAACCCCAAGCCACTTGAGGATGTCGATCACCAGCGCCCACAACATGGGCAGACCGACCAGGGCTGCAATGACGGTGAGAATCTGTTCCACGGTGAGGTTGGCAGTGTAGCCAAACAGGCCAGCCACAGCCGCACCAATAATCAGTAAAAACGAAGTGTTCTTTTTCACAACAAACTCCTTTGAATAATGATGGAAGTGGAGGAAATAAAAAACACCCGACGCATAATCGCGTCGGGTGCATCATTTCCCAACAGTGCCCCAGGTCTACACCAGGGCTGCCAATAATATAAAAGAGGTGGTTATTTGATTATTTCATAATCCTCCTTTGCAATGATTATACATCACGCTACGAGACCCTGCTCAGCAAAGCCTGCATGCCGTCCTCACCGATGATCCAGTCTCGTGTGCGTCCGCAAATCGTGCAGCGGATTGCATCCATGCTGCCGATCACCTTTCCTCGAAGCTCGGGTATATCTGCCGGCAGTTCATTAAAATAAACCGACCGTTCATATAGCATCAGTGCCCGGACTGTGCGACCATTCACTACAATACTTTTAATTTCACCCATCACATGAGCATGTTCACAAATCCAAAAGCGACGCTCATTTGCCGGCATATTTCACTCCAATCATGCATTCAACAACTTGACAGTTGACTTTGACCAATCAGGCAGCATGGCTGTCAGATCGTTCACGTCCAGTTCTGCCGCAGTCATCGGCATACCGCCATTGCCTGGCAGTTCGAGAAAACCAAACAGCGCAGCTGGTGTTGTCCCAGCCGCCGTCAATAATGCCTTAATAAATCCAACTGCAATTCTGCCCATCTGATAGCGTGATTGTTCTTCAGCGCTGCGTCGTTTACCACCTATGGAATAAACCTTACCCGGATTGTGGCATTCCAAAGGGGTGAACAGGAATCGGTAAGACTTGCCATCCCACATAAAACGGATCATCCAGGCATACTTACCTTCTGTCTGCCCGGTCATTGTGTTGACCGCTGTCGCTCCGAACCGCTCCAGCATTTCCACAATTTCACCCTGTGATACAGCCGGGTGCACTGTGGTTTGCCAGTAATTCAAATCTTCAGCATACCTTGACATGATTTCACCCCTTCTCATAATCCATCCCATCCAACTTCTTTTGTTGGAGGAGCCGCCAACCGCCCCCATGCCCGGCAAACATGGTGTTTCCAATCGTCGTTTTCACGAGTCCATATCTTGGCTCCGCATCGCTTACAAACGCACCGGCAATCCGCATAAATTCGGCCACACAATACGCACCTTCGCCCATAACTATTGTCACTGCCAAGTACATTCTTACGTGCCCGCACTACTGGTTTTTCGCTCATCGCTTGTTAACCCCAATTAGTGGTTCAAAAATTCCATGTATTGGCTGTTTCTTTCGAGCCAGCTTTTTTCTTTGGGTGCATCTTCGGCTTTCATTTCCCAGTTGTGCTGGATCCGATAAATTGCCATCCGAATGTTGGGAGCCGTGCGGCAGTGATAATCCACCAGGGCAGGGGTAACATGATCCAGTTTTGACAGGTTGGTGCGGGTTGGTTCCCAAATGCCGTAACGGTCCAGGCAATCCAAAACTTCCTGCTGATTTTTTGAAATCGGCGTACTAGCTAGTAGTTCTAAATCTTTAGATTCTAGATTTAAGTTAGTAGTACTACTAGCTAGAGTCGCAGGTCGCAAATTTTGCGACCTAGCTCTGAATTTTTGCGACCTGGCACCATTTTGTGGCGTTTTTGTAGAATTAGGTCGCATTTTTTGCGACCTAATTTCTCTTTCACCATTTATAGGATCGTTTGCGACGTCCATAGCTCGCAAATTTTGCGACCTAAATTCAGCATCAATCACGTTTTCGCACTCCGGTTCTTCTTCCCCGTCGTCCAGTTCAATCGCCATCAAGGGCAGTTGCTGCACGCCGTCAGCAATTTGATAGGTATAGCGTGCCGTCTGAATCACCATCCCATAATCAGCCAGCAGCGCCATGCTATCGCTGATGGTGTTCTGGCTGTAGCGAGTATGCCGGCGAATGTATTCCATTGCCAGAGGTTTACGCTCGATCATCAACAAAACTAAGATGGTGATGGGAGCGCCGCGCAGGGCGCTCACCATTGATGCAGTTAGCATGGTTCTAGTTTTCATGAAAGCCTCAATGTTTGTTGATATCCTGTACCGAATGCTTGCCGCGCGGCTTTATCCATTGCAGTCATGGTCTCTTGCATGTCGCTGATTTTCGCTTGATACTCAGCCTGCCGAAACTCGTCATATTCCGCTAAATTGCTGGCCAGATAATACCCGCCGTTGTCACCTGGCACCGAACAAATCAAGTGCCCGTCGCGTCGCAGGTCTCGGATCACGATTCGCACTTGCCGCTCGTTGGTGTGGATCCCGATGCTGTTCAATGCGGCCACAAGCGCCATGCGCCCGATCGCCCGTGGTTTTCCGATGTGGTAACTGACAATCCGCAAAATGCCGCGCTCAATTCCTGGAGGCATGTTGTCAATATACTTTTGATAATCCATCGTTCACCTCGCTAAAATGGAATATTGTCATCAGAAGTGAAATCATCTTGATGGGAATGTTCGCTACTCTCTTCTTTCCCGTCCAGAAACCGCACCAGGTTGGCGGTCACTTCATAACTGGCTGCCATTGTGCCATCTTGCCGTTTCCACAATCGGGGTGAGCCATTGTCACCGGGGCGCAGCCGGCCTTCGATGAAAACCTTCGATCCTTTGTGTAGATAGGTGTTGCAGGCCTCTGCGGTATTCCCAAAAACGCTGATGGCAAACCAGGTTGTTTCACTGGATTGTCCCCCATCATTTCCATTGAACTTGCGGTTGGTGGCCACGCTGAACTGGGTCACCGGTGTGCCGTCGGGCATGTAGCGCATGGTGGGGTCCCGCCCTAAAAAGCCTATCAATTGAATTTTTTGAAACATAGTTCTTGCTCCTTTCTATTTCTCAGGGCAGAATGAGAAGCCCATCAACCTTTGAAATTCATTCCAGTATCGGTTGCCTGGAATAACCCGATCCATGACGATGATGGTCTTCGCCACCCAGGCATCACAATAAGGACAATGTGGGTTGGCATGACCACCATTCCACTTCTTTCCATTGAAATCCCTTCGGCATTTCCAACATTGGAAAACGGTTTCTTGATTGGAATAATCCACGTTCGGGTCAAATCGATAAGGTTGCTTGCGTGTATCAACCGTATTGGGAGTGCTGAAATCGAACATGCCAATTTGATAATATTTTTTGGGAGAGAAAATCTTCTCAACAAAAATTTCGTCGCCGCTATCGGAGAACCACCGGTTTCCATCCTGGTGTATATGATTGATGCAGCCCTCCCGGTTGTTCTTTAGCGCAACTCCGAATGATGCCACCGGATACGGCCAGATCGTGACATGGTCATAATTGGCTTCGAAGCTTGTCCACCACCAGTATTCTCCCCAGATTGATTCCACCTCATAGGGTCCAGTACCATAGCTGGTTTTTAATATGTCACCTATTGAAATTCCTAATGCTTCATGAATTTCCATAATTGCCTCCTCGAAAATGAACTATGTCCCTTTCGGGGACACATAGGTACCGTTAGACCTTGAGGAAGTCAAGCCATTGATCGCCTTGAGCTTTCCGGGGTATGCAATCAGGATAGCTTTGTGAACCTGATTGTTTTGATTGATTTTGAATTTCCACAAAGGTTCTTCCAGGATGATGACATGGGTGGTCTTTCCAGTCCTGTGGTTCACAATTCTGCCAACCACCTGGTCATTCAAATCAGATTGGTCTGCCATAATCGCCCTTTCCAATCCGGTACACATAATTGCTATTATGTGTACCGGAATATTTTTTAGTCTTGCGCACTCTCGTTGACCAATTCCATGTAACTAATCAGTAATTTGTCACGAAGTTCAGTGATGGTTTTTAAATTGCCCTCCAGCTCTGCAATGCGAGCGGTTTGTGCATCCTCAATTGGACGATTATTGACTGCTTTAATCGCCGCCTCTTCAGAGAAAAATTCTTGCCTTCTTGAGACGAGACAAATTCCATTCGGCTTGTGCGAAAGATAATAAGTCTCGTGAATGGTCTTGGTTATTTCAAAAGACTCGCCACAATAAGCACACGGTTTCAATTCATCCATATTTCACCCTTTCCCTACAATCCCAATAACTGCGTCACGGTTGCCCAGTGACGGTCTGTCTGACCTTCCAGCGTGTGCAGGTAGATCTGCGTGGTGTTCACGTTGCGGTGCGCCAGCGTGTCTCTGATCTCTTCCAGGTCGGCTCCTGCCTGCTTGCGAAGCATCGCCCCGCTGTGGCGCAACATGTGCACGTGGATCTGCGTGGCGTCCAACCCGGCGCGCCTGGCATATCCTTTCAGCCGGCGATTGACCTCTTTGATGGAAATGGGCTGCTTTGGATCCCAGTTGCAGGCTGCCGGCAGGCGGCTTGCCATGTCGGTCAGTGGGATGAAAATAGCGTCTTCCGGCTTGAGATGTGTTCGCCCTGCAGCAGCCAGGTAATCCATGACTGCTTTCCACACCGGCGGCGGCAGCTCGTGCTTGGCGTCGGTCACCCGCTTGCCAGACCAGCGATAAAAAACCTTCTTGCCGTTGCGTTCAAAATCTCCCCAGCGTATGGTTCTCCACTCGCTGTTGCGCCTGGCGGTCATCACATAGCCGTAGAACAGGGCGAAGTCCTGCAGCGCCCGAACATTGTCGCGCTTGCCAATTGCGGTGAACAGTGCTTTCAACTCGCTGGCGGTCAGGTAGCGCGACCGGCTGAACATATCTATTCTGGGGCGGATCGCTGCACCGTCTGCGGGATTGATCAGGCACAATGACGTTTCCGTGCCGTCTTCATTTAGTTGGGTGTAATCTCTGGAAGCAAATCGGAAGAGAGAAGAAACCGCCGCCAGTTTGAGCTGAATGGATGCGTCGCTCAGTCCGTTCTCGCGCATGCTGCCAACCCAGCGGCTAACGTCCGTTCGCCCAATGCACCACACCGGCTTATTACAGAAAATCAGCAGGTCGTTGATTGCCCGGGTGTATGCCTGGCGTGTGTTCTCGGCTCTGCGGCTTTCCAACCATAATCGAAAAGCTTCTTCCCAACGCGATTCCATCATGCTACTCTGGATGGTGTGAATCTGCGCCAAAGCCAAAACTTCGCCGGCAATCATGGCTGTACCTCGCTCATGACGGCTAGCACTTCTTTGTCCGCGGCATCCAACTTACCAATAATTTCATCGATGTGGGTCTTCAGCCACTGGTAGCCAAATTGCTTGATGACCAGTCCATACACGTATTGCCGTCCGGGTTTGTTGGGTTTGCCTGCACTGCGCTTCTGCCACCACACAATGCAGCTTTTCTTATATTCAATGAGAGCATGCTGCCAGAATTCTTCCGTGGTCATATTCCCCCCTGGGACCCGAAAACCTGATCACGGCATTCCTGCAGTGCGCCGATGATGCTGTCCACCATGTGCGCGTTGGAGATGTTCCAGGCGATTGTCTGCTGGCTGTTTTTCAACGAGAAGACAATCTCTTTGTCTTTCATCTCAATATCGATGCTGTGGCCTGAACTGAAGTCCGCTACTCCCACAAATTTGCCGGTCAGGAGGGTAGGACGTTTAGTCTGTTTGACCGTTTCCGGTTGATTGACCAGGTCAAAGAACATCTTTCTAGTCAGCCGGTCAATTTCCAACCTGGCCACGCGGATCACGCCTTCCTGGTAGGTAATCTGGTTGCGCAAGATGGATGATGCTGCCTCTGAGGATGACATTTGCAGCAGCTTGTTGTGATCTGCAATGATGCCCCTGGCAGTCTCGATGATTTCATATTGCTTAATTACATCTATGGTCGCGTTGTCACTCATTTTCATACCTCCAGGCCTCTTCCCATCCGTTCCAGATGATTTCCATCAGGGTGCGGATAAGGGCATAAACAATAAGGATCAGTTTCATTGGCTCCTCCGGTTTGGTTTTATGTGCCCCGCCTGTTGGGGTGACAGGCGGGGCTTCAGGAGGTGTTCGCCGCCTGATGGGGGCAGGCGGTGAGAGCAAACAACAGGGCTCGAACCTGTGACCTCATCCTTGTAAGGGATGCGCTCTGACCACTGAGCTATGCTTGCATTTTGCCGGTCTCTGCCGGCTGTCGCGCTTATTACACTTGCGGGTTTGTTTCAGCGTTCCCGCTTCCCCCGGGTGTCTATGGGCAGACAAGCCCCACCGGGTTGGTAATTGGGCGGTCAGGATTCGAACCTGATCGATTGCCGTGGAAACTCCTTCATCGTTTCTGCTTCCTGCTTTCGGCTATTGGCCACACACATGGAGCGACCCATCCAGCGCCCGAAATGCTTACGACCGAGCTTCAACGGTTTCCACTCCGTTGCAGCGCTGATCAAGCTGCCACGCCTATGGCGTTTTCCAGCCTCTCGCTCGCGCCTTCCAGGGTTGGGTCTTTTGTAAGACATTGGTCTGACCTCCGGTTCTGTTACCTCATTTGCCTACTCACAGGGCGTGTTCCCATTCACGCCGCCGCCCAAAAAATCCACCAATAAATCAACCAGTAAAATGTCAGGGTTTCGTAGGGGCAGGGTTCACTCCTGCCCGCTCAAAACATCAATCCTTCTCGACTTCACCTACAGCGAACAATCCCAACTTACCAACCGTGTCCAGGTTCGCCTTCTCGAAATAAATCCACGTGATCAAATTGCTGTTCACCCATTGCCAGAAGCGACCCCTGGGTATTGCCGGCAGGCTGTAGAGTAGGTCGTCCAGCGCCACTTGCGCCTGGGTAATGTTCACGCCAACCATGCGCGGCTTGTTCAACCGCTGCAAAAACCAGATGGAAAGAACCACCCATAAAGGTAAATTTCCTATCTGTTTCATCCCACCTCCTCAAACAATTTCAATTGATGCTTGTTGAAAAATTCTTCCTGTGCTGCCTGGCGCTTCATCTCTTCCATGATTTGTCCGCAGGTTTCGCCATCTTCCGCTCCGTAAGGCACAGAATTCCAATCATCCGCATTCACATGCCGTGCTTGAGAAATTTCATAAGATTGCTCGTAGTTATTTCCAACCTCCTCAGCCATCATCAATGCTTTCACATCGTTTTCGGCAAGGACATAAAACGTTACTTCTGCATGAACCTCAAATAACTTCTTCCCCAT